GCAGTTTGTCCCTGGGGGCTCACCTCCCCAGGTGCCGCACGACGTTAAACAACAACTGCGGGGCGCTTATTGCGCGTAGACTTAAAGTGAGAAACCGGCCAACCTCCCTCTCCAGGGGAGCGGCGGGAGAAGTCTACAACCGCCAAGCCACTGGCGGACATGAAATTTGTGGCAGGGGGGGCGTTCGTGGTGTGTTGATGAACGTGCATACTTTGGTTTCCAAGGGAATACTCAGAGTGGATGCGGATGAGCTGGCGACTAACCGACCAGACTCCGTTTTCCTGTCCTGTGGTTTCCGTCTTGGACTTCAGTCACTGTACGTAGCGCAAACCAATCAAGAAATCCTGATTGGCTCTAGGCTTGGAGATGTATTCGTGGAGAAACATCACCGAGGCGCGCTCGCCGAAAGGCTTTCTGCACCTGATAGACATAACCCCCCCAACCCGGCTTGTATGGTTTATCTCCCTGCCGGGGGTTTTAATTTTTCTCGAGATAACGTCCATGCCGGCAGATTTATGGTCTGGTCTGTCGGTGTCCGTAAGCTATTGCGGACCGTCCATGCGTAGACCCGCGCGAGCGATGAGTCGAAGTGGATTGGTTACGATCGTGGTAACGGTGTGAAGGTGTGGGGGACATCCATAGCGCTTAGATGTGCAATCCCCCCTGTAAGGTACCGCGCTTGTTGGCGCTCATACTAAGTGATACAGTGAACTTACTCAGCCAACGACACCAAGAAATAATACGTCTTGGAAAAGCCTGTCACGGGCAGTCAATGGTCATTACCTGCGTGAAGCAAAAATCATGCAGACCATGGAGGAATAGCGGAGGAAAGAAGCGAATCGGTTTCTGGAGTTGCGACCCAGGAACTGGTGATTGCAGGCGTTGCGCCCCTGCAGTCGGATTCGAGTCTTAAGGTTTCGATTGATAATTTGTGTTCCTTCCCCCCCCCTCAGTCCCATGTGGCTGAGGGCGGGCCTAGCGGTGACAGACTGCTGGGCCTGCTTAATCGGGGGGCTGGATGGGGCGGAGAGTTCTTGTTTGGCAAGTGCTCTCATTTTGTGTCAGGAGGAATATTGGATGCTCTGGCGTTTAGATCGGAAGCCGTCGACGGATGGTGGATCAGGGGGTTTGAGAAGAGCTCAGGAATCGGGTCGAGTCCATTCGCGGTGAACGCATTGCGGGTGGTCGATCCAAACAGGTGGAGGAGTTGCAACCTCAGGTATTCGAGGAAGACGGTGACCATCAAGGGAGTGCTTTCGATTTGGCGGAAGCACAACAATTATTTGGTGGCCTATCAGTCTGGGGAAGAGGTGTTGAAATGGTTTGAGGAACACGGGTTCGACATCGGGCATCTCATGCGCAACAGGTTGGCGCACGCGTTGAATGGCAATTGGACCACGTGGATTTGCTCCAGTGATTTCCAGGTGCTGACGACCATCAGCGAGCGGTCAACATATGTGCGCTCGGTGTACGCCGCAGTTGCCCGGGCGCGGGCTGGGGATCCAGCGGTTATGGTCACGGCTCTGGATCTGATGGTCATCGACAGGTCCCCTCCACCGGGGCCTGGGGGGCCGTGGCACGAGTTCGTTGCGCACGGGCCAGGCGCTGTAGGCGCTGGGAGCGGGAATCAGGCCGACGGCGCAGAGGCGACGTGGAGCATCAGCAACGCCGATAGGAATCGGGAGATGCACGCTGCCAATGGCAACAGCACGAAGGACAGTGGGGCTGGGCCGGTCAGGGACAAGAGGAAGAAGACCAAGGAGGACAAGAGGAAGGAGAACTTCGACAAGGCATATATGCAGGTACACAGCACACCCAAGTGCAAGATGCCAGGCTGCGGAAAAGTATACAAGTTGTACGTAAGGCAGCATGCTAAGTTGTCAAACCACAAGGCTGCGGGCAGGGATCTCGGGTTGGACATGTGCCCGGTCTGTCGCGCGTGGACGTTCGATCAGGCGCGCGACGACACGTGCGGCATCAAGGCCGACGCTGACGAGAGCGAGGACGACTGCCCCGATTTGGTGTCAGAGGAGGACACCGATGACGACGAGGCAATGGCGGAGGCCAAGAAGCCCGTATTGTCAAGGCCGAAGAAGGCGGCACCATCAGTATCCACGGACACAAGCGAGAAGTCGCGGGCCCCCCCCCCTGCAGGGAAGCCAAGCGGCGACGCGGAAGCCAAGGAGAAGAAGGTGACGCCAGACGGGCCGTCGGTCAGGGTCAGTGCCTTCGAGGACACATGGAGGAAATTTTTGCCACGTATCCTGGAGGATAGTGGCGCAACCACCTACAGCACCCATGGCCATGGGGGCTTTGGGCTGCAAGGGCAGGGTGGTGTGCCAGTGGTGTTGCTGGCAGGAGGATTCGACGCGCTGTTGGAGGTGGGGCCTGTGTATGTGATAACAAAGTTGTTCGGGAACTTCGATGGTGTGTCCGTCGGGTTTCCGTATACGATGACTACCGACTTCGGTCATGTGGTAGTGGACGGTACAATTTGGAAACATCACAATTGGCTCTACAATGGGGGTCTGGAGGGTAAATGCCTCTGTTCGCGGATTGCGACGGCCCCATGCGGTGCGGAGGAGCTGGATTGCTGGCGGGTTTGGAAGGATCCGGACGCCATGCCGATAACAGCGGTTGTTAGTGGCCAGTGCGACATCGGCAGTGATAGATATGCCTGGTACGAGGGCCGAGACCGGACGACGATGTTCAGGAACGGGGTGCGCAGCGACATGCGACGCGCGGTCTGGATGCAGGCCGATCGGTTCTATTCTGGAACCGTCGCGGCGACCGTGTGCAGCTCGAACATTGCGGGTGCCCTCAAGGCCAACGAGGAGTTGTCGGGCGAGGCAATCGACACCGCCTGCAACATTTTGTCGTGGCGCATTGGCGGCAGGGTTGTTGGCAATGCCAAGGCCAGGGTCGGGGACAAGGCGACGTGGAAGTTGTCGCAGGATATCATCAACGGGGTGTCGAGGGACAGATCCTGGTGGATGCCGGATTTCGTGTGGTGGTGCTGCAATCCCTACGCGCGGCGATGGTCGCAGAGTGGCCGTGGCTACTTTTCCATGCTGGCCCTCGCTTTGATGCTGATGGCTTGTTGCTGGACGGCGTCGAACGGTGGTGTGGTGCCGACTCTGATGAAAATCGAGCGCAATTTGGTGGGTGGTACTCCGCTGTTCGTCTCAGCCTACGCGATGGGCGAGCGGATCGTCGGCTCTGGTGTCGGTGGCGGGTGGGGTTTCGTCAATAGCACTCTCACTAAGGCCAAGGAGGCATATGCGGATTACCACTCGTATCATGTCCCAAACCGCAGCTTCGTCTTTTGCTCCAGGCACGGGCACATCCAGAACTATCTCAGGTATTACGCGTTGGGCGACATTTCGGCGGGCGACAAGATGGCCCGCGCTCTGAACGGCCGAGAAGATTTGCAAACCGAGTTCCTGAGGTGGGGCATCAGCATGCTCACATTGGGATCTCTGTTTCAGGCGTTCATTTGTCTGTGTTGGCCTTTCGTCGAGGAGTTCCTGAAGCACTATGGGGTGCGGCTGCCGGTGGTTGTGCCCACATTTGTGCCGGAGCGGTATTTTGGTGAGCTCGATGTTGTGGAGCTTGCAAACCGCAACACCGCCAACAGGGAGGCGTTCCTATCGGGTGCGATGTGGGATTGGAATTATTATTTCATCAGGCAGGAATGGGTGGACGGGTACTTCTGGTTCACTAGATGGCGACTCGGACAACAGAGGTTCCGAATCCGGTACGTCGACTCGCAGGTGATGTTCTTGTTTTTCGCGATGGCTGCTGAGTGTATGATGGCAACCACCTGGGTGCAGGTGCTGGCCACCCTCGCGATCCACTACTACTGCTTTTGTTGTTCTTACACGCACGCGGTGACGGTGCACGTGTTATACAACACTTGTTTGTGGGTCACCGGTTGCCTCTGGCTCCCGTATGCATCTCTTGTCGTGTGTGGCAAGTATACCGTCTCTGCAGTCGTGGCAGTGGGTTTGAAGATGTATTTTGCGGGGCTGGAGCCAGAAGGGTGCCGGTTTCCTCGTGTGGAGCCTATGGGCAAGGACTCACAATTTCAAGAGTACTCGCAGACGGCGAGTTGCGACGACAAGTTTCCGCTCAAGCCAGGGACGAAGGAGAAGCTCAAGGTTGGACATGGCAGAACCAAGGGGAAAAACCGGTTGACATTGTTGATGTCGGCCGTGGTTTTGGCTGCCTCATTTGCGTCTAACACTAGCAACGTCCTGCACTCGATCTACGGTAGGGTGCTCGTCGACGTGCCAGAGTGCAAGAGGGACACCGAGAAGCTGGTGACGAAGCTGGACAAGATTTCGGCGAAGATGGGCAGGGTCGAGAGCGACGACCCGGTGGAGTGGGCATCGAAGTTTCCAACGAGGAAGAAGAACAGGTATTTACAGGCGTTGACTTTGTTTTCCGTTGTTGGATACGCCGTGTTCGACGACAATCTCTTGGGGGGGAAGAATCGGTGGGATCAGCGGAGCTGTTTCCTAAAGCATGAGACGAATTTGATGCAGCTGGACAAGGTTGTGGTGCACAACGGTACAGTGTACGTCATATCGTGCTCGGATCCTCGCACCATTCAAGCGAGTGAGGACATCGTGCAGGCAGTGGCTGGACCATATTTCACGGCGTTCGGGCGAAGGGCCTCGGAGGTTTTCGATGGAGGGCCAGACAGCCTCATCGATGGTTGGCGGGTGTGCATGGCATACGGCAGGACCAAATCGGACACGGCCAAGATCATACGCAAGATCATGGACAGCGCGGATAACGGCGTTGTTGACTGCGGGGATGATGTGTTCATTGTTTGGGGGGACAAGTGCTATGCCATCGACGCGAAACGGTGGGACGGGCATGTCAGCGCGACGCTGCTCAGGCTTAAGGCGAGACATTTGCTGGCGCTCGGCATGCCGATCGAGATAGTGTCGATGCTGGACCGGTTGATAAAGCGGAAAGGGTCATACAAGGGGCTCGGGGTGCGGTTCGAGGTGGAGGGCGACGTGGCAAGCGGCGATCCCGACACGCTGTATTGGAACACCACACTCGGGGTGGCGCTTGTGTTGGCTGCCGTGTCGGATGCCAAGACGTTTGAGGAGTTCTCCGCCAACTGCGTGGAGTGGGGAATTGAGTACGAGCTTGCCGCCGTCGGGTCACGCACTGAGCCGGAGGCCAACCTGGATTTTTGCAGCTGCGTCTTTGTGCCCACACGCGACGGGTGGACGTTGGCGCCGAAGTTGGGCCGTGCCTGGATGAAAGCGGGGTATACTGCCAATAGTGGCAATCCGGCCGCTCTGCTTGCGTCGAAGGTTTTGGGCCTGTGCTACGATTTGGCAGCATTTCCGGACGTGGTTTTGATACTGCGGAAGCTTTTGCCCGACCTGCCGTGCAATGTTGTGGTCAACCAGGCGTACGTTCCGATGGGCAAGGTGGACCCTGCGACCTACGAGGAGCTGGACGAGTTCATTCAGCGGCGGTACGGCGTCACATACGGCATGGTGCTTGACGACATGAACACAGTCGTGGCACGTTCTAACTTGAGCCAGATGAAGTCTGGCGATCTTACGGCACTGCAGAAATGCGTGTCTGTGGACTACGGGAAGCTGGCTATGCCGGGCCCGCAGCCACCAACCAGCAGCCCGCGCGTCCCTTACGTGCGGGCAAGTTCCATCCCCCGTGCGCGCAGGTCGCGCCAAATGGGACTGCTGGCGATGACTCTTTTGGTTGGTCGGGTGGGCCTAAATTTAATAGGCAAAGAGTTATTGAGTGAGATCGCAGATGGGCGGCAAGGGAAAGAAGTGCGCGTGTCCGAAGAAGGGCAGCGGTGGTGGCGGTGGAGCCAGGAAGAAGAGAAACGGAAGTCGGAACAAGGCTTTCATCGGGCCTCGCTTGAAGGGAG